TGACGACAACAGTGGACTTTCATATGAAGAACACATGAGAAAGTACCCAACTCCAGCAACCGGCGCTTACCCTACAGATGGTAGGACTGTATTTCTGTCTCCAGCTCAGCGAAATCCAATTGTGCAAGGTGGACCTGCCGCCAGAAGGGGTGGCTTAATACCACAAAATGCAGTTCCAGTTAGTGATGCTAAATCAAAGTTTCGTGGTGGTTTAATTTCTGGAGATCCTGCTACTCAAAGCATTGCAACCTGGATGTTTAATTCTGGTTTGATTACCAAAGATCCAACAACACTTGCTGGAATAGATCAAGCCTCGAAAGTTTACAATCAAGCCGTTGACTACACTGCTGACGCTAATGCTTTTGGCGACGAGACTAAAAATGTTATGGACATGTTGAGTCAAGGCTATGGAGGTGGAACTACATCTGGCGGTGGTAGCGGTGGAACTTCTACTTACAAGCAATACACTAGCTTTACAAGAGAAGAAGCTCGCAAAAAAGCCACAGATGCTTACCGCGCAGTTCTTGGAAGAAGCCCAAGCGAACAAGAAATTGCTGAATTTGCCAATGGATTAATGAGTGCCGCTAAAGCCGCTCCAACTGTTCAGAAAACTACAACTAAAGGGAAAAGCACTAGCCAAACTACAACTGCGGGATTCAATGAAAAAGATTGGACTCTTGGATTTTTGTCTTCAAAGATCCCTGCTGAGGGTGATTTACTTGGAGCTTCTGGTTCAGCCCAAGACATGATTACTGCATTTTCCCAAGACTACGGAATTAAGTTAAGCCCAGCTTTGGCTTATGACACAGTTCGGGATGTAATTGAAGGCAAGATAGATCAGACTGGTGTTGAACAAATGTTCAAAGAACAAGCCAAGATCCTATTTCCACACTTGTCAGAGAAGATTGATGCTGGGTTATCACCGCGTAAAATAGCAGATGCCTACATTGGTAACACAACTCGCATCCTTGAAAAAGGAATTACTGAAGTAGACATGTTTAACCCTTACGTAAAAGAAGCGCTTACCAAGAAAAACGATAAGGGAGAATACGTTCTTCCTACCGCCGATGAACATGCGCGTTCGTTGAGATCTAAAGACGAATGGTTGGATACGAGAAATGGCAAGGAAACCTTAATGAAGGCAGCAGACAACATTCTAAAGACAATGGGATTTGAGTAAAATGGCCGAAGAAACATTAGCGCAAAAGAACGCACTTCAACTTATTCAAGATCGCTTTGCCAGCTATGGCATTTCCGGTCTAGCCGACACGCTGCGCAAGTTAATTGCTGATTACACAGACTCCGATGGAAACATTTCTGAAAGTCTAGTAACGGCAGAACTTAGAAAAAGCCCAGCATACGAAAAGCGTTTTGCTGGAAACATTGAGCGCAAAAAGAAAATCGAAGCCGATGTAGCTGCTGGTCGCCAACCTAAGTTTGGTCTACTTGATGAAGCAACTTATGTTAAAGCAGAGGAAGATTACCGCACTATTCTTTCGGATTACACAATTCCTGGATTCTACGATGGACCGGAAAGCTTTGTAAATCTAATCGGAAATAACATTAGTCCAAAAGAAGTACAGGCTCGCGCTGCTTCTGCTCAACAAGCTGCTTCTTCTGCTAACCCAGAGATCAAGGCTCAACTAGAGTCCATGTATGGAATTAAGGGTAACCAGCTTGTAGCGTATTTCCTAGACCCAGAGGTGGCCAAGACAGCGCTTAAACCAGTCGCTGCTGCCAATGCTGCAACTTTGGCCGCCGCGGCTCAGAGAAGCGGTCTAGCGCTTTCTCAGGGAGATGCAGAGCGCCTTGCCGGAACTCTTGCTCCTGGGGCAAATGATGTAGTTGCTGCAGACACTTTGTTCCAGCAAACCTCCCTAACAGCAGGATTGGCTCAAGGGTCAGTATCTGGCGAAGCATCTACCGTAGGAACTGAGGATGTTTTGACGGCTGCCGGTGGTAACGTTGAAGCTCAAGCGAAATTAGCCAGAGAGCGTCAAAAGCGCCAAGCAGAATACCAATCTGCATCAGGTATGGCTGAAACCGCCAAGGGCGTGGTTGGCTTGCAACGGGCTAATCTCTAATCCATAATTAATCATCATCTCCTTCGTTGATAAATGGGGACACAGGCATCCGAGCGCTTGTGTCCCCTTCTTCTTGTGCTAGGATTTTATTGAAGGTCCGTAGAGACGTACGGTAGCGACCACACCGCTTAGTTAGACCTTCAAACGTGTGTAGGTGGTTTAGCCCCAACTGGCCGGTTGGTGTCGTCCACGCAGCCCAGCTGCAAACTAATTTATTGGCCCCGCCGTAATGGTTATCCGCTATTACGCGACACGGAACTGGATACACAATGACAACCGAAAACTACACAGACGAAGATTTTTCCGACGAACAAGAAGCTCAGGCCGAAAGTTCTGACGAGCGCAATGACCGTAAATGGGTTAGAGACCTAGAGAAGCGCGCTAAGGGTGCGGACTCTGCAAAGGCTGAAGCCGAAGCAGCACGACGCGAATTAGCAATGCTTAAGGCTGGAATCGACCTAGATACCCCGCAAGGCAAGCTGTTTGCAAAAGCATACGATGGCGAGCCAACACTGGATGCAGTCAGAAGCGCTGCTGAAGAATATGGAGTTATACAAGCAATGAACGCTATTCCTGCCGAAGAACTAGATGCAATTGACCGCGTATCACGCGCTGGCGCTGTACCTGCTTCTACCCCAATGGATGATCCGTTCACAGCGCTAAATAACGCCGAAACGCCAGATCAGATTATCGAACTTCTAAAGAAGAACGGTATAACGATTGATAACGAGCAACCTGGTCAGTGGAAAAGTTTAGTCTGATTACCGTCCCGAAAGGACTAAATCATGGCAATTACCGCCACTAACACCGCAAGTCTTGACTTGCTTTTGACAGGTTACGAGAAGTTAGCTTACTTCTCACTACGCCCAGAACTATTCTTCGACAGCGTATGTGAAGTTGGCACAACCAATCTAACAAGCCCAGGTGCAGACGTTAAGTTCACTATCTTCAACGAACTTGCTGCTGCTACTTCAGCACTAGGAGAAACAACTGACGTTACTCCAGTAACAATCGATGATTCACAGGTAACTGTTACCTTGGCTGAATACGGTAACGCTGTTCAGACTTCTGCAAAGCTTCGCGCTTTGTCGTTCTTGGCAGTTAACCCAGTTGTTGCTAACGTACTTGGTTTCAACGCTGGTATCTCAATCGACAGCATTGCTCGCAACGCTGCTCAGGCTGGTACAAACGTTCGTTACTCAGGTGCAGACGGAGACCGTAATGACGTAGACGCAGACGATACCTTAACCGGTAACGATGTACGTCGCGCTGTTGCAGCACTTCGTTCCGCTAACGTTGCAACATACAACGGTGCCTACAAGGGCATCATCCACCCAGACGTAAGCTACGACTTCCGTGGCGCTACAGGTGGAACTAACTGGTCAGATCCACACGTATACAGCGACCCATCGGGTATCTACAACGGTGTAATCGGTACATTCCAGGGCGTACAGTTCATGGAATCACCACGCGCACCATTGTTCGCTGATGCTGGTAACGGTGCAAACGGAACTGGACTAATCGACGTTTACGGAACACTTATCATGGGTCGCCAGGCACTTGCCAAGGCATACTCAACTGGTGGTGGCTACTCAGCTAACCCAGTAATGGTAGATGTACCTGTAACTGACGCTCTTCGTCGTTTCGAAGGCATGGGTTGGAAGCACCTAGTTGGCTATGGCGTATTCCGCCAGGCTGCACTTCGTCGCATCGAATCTGCATCCTCAATCGGCACTAACGCCTAATTGAGAACGGGGGGAGGGTTTCGGCTCTCCCCCCACACTCTTATCCAAAACTTTCAGAAAAGAGAAAATCATGGCAAAAGAAGACAAGATGGACATTCGGAACGCCAAGCGTACCGCAGACAAAATGCGCCGAAAAGAATTAAGAATTTCAAACTCAGCAGCAAAAGATTTAAATAAGACAAACAGAGCAGATGTTAAGCGTGGTAGTTCATTTGGCTTTAAAGTAACATCTAGCGGTTCTAAATTAGCAAAAACTAACTCACCTACCAAGCCATCAGTTGCTTCCAAGGCTAACGCCAAGAACAAAATGAAAGCTCAGGGTGCTAAGTCAATGAGCGCTCCAACTTCAGGCTATGGCAAGTCAACTAAGCCTAAGAAGTAATCATGGTAGCCAAGAAAGACTCACGCTTAACACGTGCCGGTGTTTCTGGCTACAACAAGCCGAAGCGTACACCGAGTCACCCTAAGAAGTCGCATGTAGTTGTGGCCAAAGAGGGTGGCAAGGTGAAGACTATTCGCTTTGGTCAGCAAGGCGTTACTGGCGATAAGAAGCCAACAGCGCGTCAAAAGTCATTCAAGGCTCGCCACGCTAAGAACATTGCTAAAGGCAAGATGTCAGCTGCGTACTGGGCTAATAAGGAGAAATGGTGAAGAAGCAAGTATGGGATAAGCCAAGTCCTAAGATGAAGTCCAAGGCGCTGACACCAAAGCAGAAGGCCAGCGCTAAGGCGCGCGCTAAGAAGGCTGGTCGTCCTTATCCAAACCTTATTGACAACATGGCTGCTGCTCGAAAGAAGAAGAAGTAGTGCCTACATTTGAACCTCCTATTGGTGCTTACAACCCACCGGTCTATCCATGGGATAAAAAAGCAGCGCCATTTCGCTATTACCAAGGCACTCCCAAGGGTAAGAATCTTTACGTCAAGGCTGATGGAACTGTGGTTGAGAACCATGATCCAGGCAACGCTGTAACCATTTACCTTGGTGGACATGTCTATGACATAACCGCTGGGGAAGCTGCCATTTTGGAAGCTGCAGGCTATACGGTTGGTACATGACAATTCATCAACGACAAGTGCATCCAGAGTTTGTTGCGGGATGCTTTATGTGCAAGGTTTCCTCGGTACAACTTAATCCTGGCGCTGTAAATAGCAACCCTAAGTTCCAAGAAGTAGAAGCTCGCGAGAAGCGCTGGAATAAGGACATGCCAGCCTATAAGCGCCTCAGAGACCAAGGTTACCAACCAAGGGGTATCGACGGTGCTGCAGACCTAGAACGAGACGCTACGACCCGTTTTGAGATCGAGAGCGGTACTGCTTACAGGGGTCAAGGTAAAATGGTTGAAGACGCGGTAAACTTTGTAGAGGACTTAACAGGAAAATCAGTGCTAGAGCCTGTTGTTGCACCAAAGGCTCAGGAGGCTAAAGTATGACCAACGCACAAGACTGGATTGAGGGAACTCGATTCCGGCTCATGTCTGGCCACCAAGAGCAATTAAACCGATTGGCTAGCGCTTATACCGCTGGCTCTGGCTCTATGGCATTTGATTTTGACATTGCTGGCATACGTCCTGGAACTATCCTTAGCGTAGGAACTTCCACTTTCTACGTATGGGAAGTAAGTACGACCCTTAAAACAGCAACCGTTCAAGGCGCTTGGGATGGAACTACAGACCAAGACTGGCCAGCAGATACCGTTGTTCGAGTCGCTCCACGCTTTACTGACAACCAAATCTTGCGCGCCCTTAACGAAGAAATTAACGATTTATCTTCTCCATCAAACGGACTATTCCAAGTTGGCACTTCTGAACTTGTTTATGATTCAGCACTAGTTGGCTACGACTTATCCCTAGCGCCAAACATGATCTCTCCTATTGAACTTCGCGTAGAAAACCCAGGAAGCTTTAAGGAATGGACTCGTATTCCAAGCTTTAAGTACCGCGTAGTCAAGGGCGCTCCAACTGGAGAAGAAGGCTTTGAGTCTGGCATGGCTTTATTCCTTTACGACATGTGGGCTGGCGCTACTGGTGATCGCTTGCACCTTACCTACCGCAAGGGATTTAACCAACTTTCAAACTCTTTCTCAACTAAAATTGGAACTGGTATTCCATCTAGCGCTTGGGACATTCCGCCAATAGGAGCTGCTATTTCTCTTATGGCTGGCCGTGAAATTAAACGTTCATTTGTAGAGTCACAGGGAGATCCACGTAGAGCTGCAGAAGTAGCACCAGGATCATCTACAGACTCCGTTAGGTCTTTGCGCGTGTTACGTCAACAGCGCATTACTGCTGAAGCGCAAAGGTTAGACGGTTTTTACCCGATCATTAAGGATGCGTAATGGTTAATGCTAATTACGGCCTAACTCTTGGCGCTTACTTTGGAGCTGCTCTCAATACGTCCGTTGCTTCTACCACTGACTTAGTCCCATCAATTTTTCCTATTGCTATTAATGGCGCTCCTTACCAACTAGATTTCAGCAACCCTATGGGTGGAAATCTTTACCGTCGCGACTCTGTAGCTTTGCTTCGTACTCAGGCTGACAGCGCTCGTACTGCTGGCGAGTCTTCCGTGTCCCCTGAAATTTTCTGGCGTAGGTCTTTTGACTCTTGGCATTTAGGTGCTGGTCAGACCCACGCAGACCGTGAGACTTCTTCACCTTACCGATTCCGTTCATCTAAAGGCATGGATGTTTGGGACAAAGGTGAACTTAAAGCCCTTAACGACGTAACTTCTCAAAACAATTTTTCTACTCCAACACCGCCAGCGCCTAATGAAAACATTGGATTAGTAGTTGCTGGTTCTCGTTTATACGCTTTTAACGCTACTAAAACCTATTACACTTCAAGCACATCAGGAACTTGGACTTGGACTGAAGTAACTGGATCTCCAGCAAGCGCGCCAGTAGGAATAGCTTCTGATGGTTACAAAGTATGGATTGCTTACCCATCAGACATTTACGTAACGAATACTTCTTCTGGTTCTATGTCTTCCCTGTCTACTGCTCCATCAACTCATACTTGGACTGGGCTTTGGTTTAACAAAGATCATCTATTTGCTAGCGCTTCTGATGGTTCTATGTATGAGATTCCTGCTAACGGTACTGAAGTAGAAATTATTGGACACCACGGAACAGAATTTACTTGGACTGCAGCTACAGGTGTAGGTGGATTCCATTATTTTGCTGGCGTCAAGGGCGACAAGTCTATTATCTACAAAATAACTTTGACAGATAATGCAACATCTCTTGGAGCGCCTATAGTCTGTGGAGAACTTCCAGACGGTGAAGTAGTTAGACACTTAGGTTCCTACTTAGGTTATTTAATTATTGGAACTTCCAAGGGTGTCCGTTTTGCTAATACCGATGCTAATGGATACGTCACTATTGGCGGTTTAATTGAAACTGGTCAACCTGTTTACTGCTCTGAAGGACAGGACCGCTTTGTGTGGTTTGGTTGGGGAAACTACGATGCTATTTCTAGTGGTCTTGGGCGGATGGATCTTGCTGAATTTACAGCTGCTTTAACGCCTGCATACGCATCGGATTTAATGGCAGGTAAACCAGCGCTAAATACAAGTACAAATTCCCCTGTGGCTGAAGATCCGATTCTAGGAAACGTTAAGTCTGTAGTTACTTTTAATAACAAAAGAGTATTTGCCGTTGCTGCTAAAGGTGTCTTTGCAGAAGATACCACCACCAAAGTTCCAATAGCTACTCTTGATACCGGACTTATTTCTCATGGAATTATTGATAATAAGTACGCAGCTTTTCTTGATGCTCGCATGGAGCCATTAGCCGTAAATACCGTAATTAAACTTTCCCACGCTGTTGATTCTGATGATTTTGTTACTTCAGGATCTCAAGACAGAGATGGCGATGTTTACACTGGAGAATTTTTTGTAGGCGATCAAGGAAGAAACTTTGAACTTCGAGTAACTTTTGGAGACGTTGGCCCAGATCCTTTAGTAACGTCTGACGTTACATGTACTGGATTTATGCTTCGCTCTTACCCAGCGCCTAAACGAGTAAGTAAGTTTTCTGTCCCAGTAATGTTGTTTGATTCCGTTAATGTCGCAGATCGTGATTGGGCTGGAGATCCTGGTACCGATTTTGCGTTTTTAACGGATTTACATAAGAAACAACTACCTTTTATTTACCAAGAAGGCGAAGTTTCGTATACAGTAGTAATGGACGATTATCAATGGCTTCCTGAAAAGCGCTCAAATGTGAGTGGCTTCCAAGGTACGTTCGTAGCCGTCCTCCGAGAAATCCTGTGAGGTTATAGATGGCACGTAGAGAATATAAGCCTGGTCGTCCACTTACGTTGGCGTCGGCTATTACATCTTCAGATAATACTTTGACTCTTTCTGAATCTTTAACCTCTTGGCCTACTGGCGCTGATGGAAATTTCTGGGTAACTGTTGATCCTGGTACCGCTCAAGAAGAACGCATTTTATGTTCTACACGTTCTTCTACTACCGTTAATCTAGCCACTAGAGGAGCAGACGGAACTACTGCCAGCGCCCATGCTCAAGGTGCAACTATTTGGCCTTCATGGTCTGCTACTGATGCTAATGAAGCTAACGCTCACATCGAAGCAACTGGATACGCTTCATACTCAAAAAGCGTCCATGGTCTTGGCTCTGGCGAAGGTGTTGTAGTAGGAACTGCTAAGTCTCAAACTCTTACAAATAAGACAGTTAACCTAGCAAGTAACACTTTAAGCGGTACTACCGCAGAATTTAACGCAGCTTTGTCTGATGCTAATTTTGCTACCGTTGCTGGCAGTGAAACCTTAACTGGCAAGACTGTAAATCTTACAGATAACACACTTACTGGAACTACTGCTCAATTTAATACAGCGCTCTCCGATGGAGACTTTGCTACCCTTGCAGGAACGGAAACACTAACTAATAAAACAATTACCGGTGGAACTGTAAACGCAACTACCTTGCAACAAGGTGGCGTTGGAGTAGCAAGAATTTCTGGCGGTTCTTTAATTACAGTTTCGTCTTCTGCGCCTACTGGTGGCTCTAACGGAGACATCTGGCTGGTCTACTAATGCACGTAAAAGTTAGTGGGAATATAAACAGAGTTTCTCAAATTTGGACTAAAGTTTCTGGAACTTGGACAAGAAATAAAGCTGCTTTAATAAAAACTAACCCTGTTACTATTTTTGGTAATTCTTATCCTTGGGCTGTTAGTTATTTTCTTAAAAAAGTAGGCGGAACTGGTGTAGATACCGTAAATGGAACTTACGGCTATGGCGTTAGTTACGGGGTACTGCCTGATGGATCTAGATATTATTGCGCCCCAGGATCTTACGTACTTAGAACAACAGTAACTCTTGGATCTTTCCAAGGTTGGACTGTTTTTTACCAAGATGGCAATGGGCAAAATTACTGCACTTTTGATGGGCAAGCTATTAACTATCCTTATTCTGGGCATGGTCATTACGCTGGAAACACAACTCACACAATAACTACTGGAGTTGTAACAAATCTTTCTGCCCCACCTGCTCCTGGACCAGGCATAACTTTTATGACAAATACTCAAGGAACTAGTTCAACCATAATTGAAGTAGAAACCGCAGCTTGGAAAGTTGCGTAATGGAAATCGTGTTTCAACTTAGTCAAGCTTTAGGGATTATCATTAGTGTCGTAACTGCTCTCACTGGATTAGGAAGATTCTTTATCTTTAACCCGTTGCGTAGAGAAATTAAAGAAGCGACACGCCCAATTCACCCCTCTAGCAATGGTGGACTCAGCCTCCCAGATGTAGCGCGAAAACTGGATAAATTGGAAGCCCGTCAAGATCATACTGATTCGCAACTAGATTTAGTTATTTCATTACTGCGTAAATAGCGCTTTCTGTATTAGGGTGTTTATGACATTCCAATACTGGAGGTGATGAATGTCTCTTATAGATAAGTTGCAAGACGTTAAGCCAGTTAAATCTGGTAAGGGTTGCCTAATGTGCAAGATCTTAGCGTCCCTACCCGAAGAAGAACGCAACGCCCTAAATGATGCAATGTCCGTTCCTACCGATTCTATAAACCGTATTACTGATCGCCAGTTAGCTGAGATTCTGCGCAGTGAAGGGTACGATCTTTCCCTAAATTCGGTGTACCGACACCGACAAAACCACATGGATAATAAATGAGCCTTGAAGATAAGTTAAATAACCTTGACCTAGAGAAACAAGAAAAACCTCGCGCTGAGATCGGACTAGATGGTGGCGAGTTTACTACCGGACCATTGACCGAACCTATCGGTGAAGACTGGTCGCCAATCCTTAAATCCTTTGGACTAGATCCTGACGTATTTGAGGTCGAAGGCGACAAGGTAAGAATGTCCAAGTGGCAACAGTCAAAGCGCCTAGAAAATGGTGATCGCGACACAGTATGGATGTACAGCTACAAGGCGATCTTTAAGAGGCGTACCGAAGCGAGCATCAGCAAGGACGATTTCGACGCTCTACGGGCTTCTGTGGAGCGCTGGAAGCCAATCAGGAAGACACTAGGAACTGGACTCGGAGAACCATCATCATTCGTAGTGCATTGGGCAGACTGGCAACTTGGTAAGAGTGGTGTTGTTGACACCGTAGACCGCGTGTACGACTCTTTCGAGAAGACTGAGAAGCGGATTAAAGAACTTAAGAAAATGGGTCGCAACATTGAGGGATTAGTTATTTCCAACATGGGAGATCCAACTGAAGGTTGCGATGGAAACTACTCCTCCCAGCTATTTACCGTAGAACTTACACAGCGCGAACAGTTGCTACTAGCGCTGGACTTGTGGACTACCGGCATCAAGACACTTGCCCCACTAACAGATCACACAACATTCCTATCGGTGCTGTCTAACCATGGTGAATGGATGCGACGCGGAGGAAAGCAAGTTACTTCTGACAGCGACAGCGCTGATGGATTCTTAGCCAACACTTTGGAACGTATCTTTGCGGATACAGACCACGTAGATCGTTGGGTTATTCCTCACGATGAAATGAGCATGCAGTACGACATTTCTGGTGTGCCTTGCGCGTTTACTCATGGTCACACGATCAAGGGTAAGGAAGTGGATTGGTTGCGCGGGCAGTCAATACGTTTGTTGCGGGACTACGGAGTAGAGCCACGCCTATGGTTTACAGCGCACAAGCATCACGTTAAGGGTGAAGACATGGGACCTTGGTGGCGCTGGCAGTGTCCGTCTCTCGATGGCGGATCCAAGTGGTATCTCGACATGGCTGGGGTATGGTCAACTCCTGGAACTTTGACTATGCTGGTCGGACAACACGACAAGCGATACTGGTCGGACATGGAAGTTTTGTAGGAGATGAGATGTACGAAAGAGCTGTTAACACTTTAGACACAGCAAACGGGCTTATTCACGGAAGCCGACAAGAGACTTACGGCAACGCAACCGAAACAGCGCGCCGTATTGGAATGGCGTGGTCTTCGGTACTTGGACTGAGTGAACCAATACCGCCATTTCAGGTACAGGCTATGATGGCTGCACTGAAACTAGTAAGAGGTTGTATTGAACCGTCGCATGAAGATTCTTGGATTGATGCGGCAGCGTATACAGCGCTTGCAAATGATTCAGTAGCACTATAGAGTCAGTGCCATAGAAAGCCTCAGACGCCGTAGGGGAAGACGGTATCTGGGGCTTTTTTATTTGCGTGGTAAAATTGGTGCATGCCTTCTAAAGTTCTTAAAATTGCCAAGCTAATGCTTGCCCTTGTTGTTGTTGAAATTGGCGCTGTTGTCGCCGTTGGATCCTTCGCCGGAATCGAGCCACTAAAGGCAGCGCTTCTAGCTGCTGGCACTGCTGTACTCAGCGTCTCTGCCGCACTTGCTCTTGGTTTCATCAAAGACGGCAAGTTGGATGATGAAGAAATCCAAGCTGTGTTCACTGAGATTGCAAAGAAGAAGGAAAAGAAATAGTGGCATCCCCAATTGCAGGTAAGACTCCAAGTACCCCATATAAGAAAAAGGGAAAAATGTGGTCCAAGGGCTACCACACCGGAGTTGACTACGCTGTTCCAGTTGGTACTGACGTACTTGCTGTTGCTGACGGAAAAATTGAGAAAGCATCCTGGGGTTCCGCATATGGCACACAGTTGGTCTGCAAAGTTGATGGCGGTTGGTTTATCTACGCGCACCTTTCAAAGGCGCTAGTAAAGCCAGGAGACAAAGTAAAAAAGGGTCAGCACATTGCTGAGTCTGGCAATACAGGGAACTCCTCTGGTCCCCATCTTCACGTAGAACTTCGCGATAATATTCGCTGGAGCGCTGGCAAAGATCTAGATCCAGCTGCAATTCTAGGATCGTAACTATGCGTAAGGCTGCGAGTCTTGCGCTCGCTGGCTTACTTGTGCTTTGGGTTTCACCATCTGAAGCTGGGTCAGCAGAACCTTACATGGTTGCAACTGCAAAAAAATCTGGTCTTTGTAAATCAGAAGCCGATCAAAATGTCACTGGTAAGTGGCAGACTTTTGCTGGTTGCGATCCGTTTGTACTAGGTGGAGAACGATCCTTATTCTTCGTTCAACTGCACATCAACTGCACTAAGCGTCCTAAGTACGTAAAGCTGCGTCTAGCGCGCTTGACTCCAGAAGGTAGAGATACCACTGGAACTACTACATTCTAATTTACAAAAGAAACTACACGCGACTGGCAGGGAACAATGTGGTGGGAATCCAAAACTAAGTACCCAATAGTTGCTCAGTACAAGGTAGTCGGCGGTAAGTGCTATTCAGACGAACGCCAGTTTAAGTGGTGGCAACCTTAGTGAGAAAACTATTCCGGCTTGGCATGGTTGCCTTGATGGTTGGAATCTTTGCAATAACTTCCCCAGCCTCAGCGCAAGTAATTTGTAACACTTACACCTACACCGGTGACGACGATAGCGCTTTCGCTGCTAATCTCCCTTACACACTTAAGTTAGGTTTGACTGAATACGAGAATGTTTACATTTCAACTAATGGAACGCTTACTTTTGGTAACCCAGACGGCACCTACTGGGACTACCCGCAAACGCCATCAGTATCTGTTGCAGGCTATGACTGGGTTACTTTTGGTGAAGGCGCTTATCTTTCATTTGGATCTACTGAGAACACGTTTTGCGCTGAGTGGAGTGTTCGTCCGTTTCCGCAATCAACGGGTGAACTAACTCAGATCCGATTGGTTATCAACAAGTACCCGAACGGAACCTGGCATGGAGAGATAACTACCTTTGGTTGGACACCAGATGATCTACGTCGCGGTATCCGATTTGAACAAGGTCAACTAGTAGTTCCTATTGAAGCTGCCTTTGATGTAGGTGATGGTGGCATCCCAGTTGAAGTCCCACCTGCCCCAACTCCAACATCCTTCACAGAGCCACCAGTAGTCCCATCTGAATCACCAACCCCAGAGCCAACACCTGAACCAACGATTTTGCCAAGTCCTACAGAAATTCCAAGTCCTACGCCGACTCCTGAGCCAACTTTAGAACCAGTGCCAACGCCAGAGCCAACTCCTACCCCAAGTCCGTCAGAAGCCGTTATAGAGCCTCCTGTGGCATCTCCTATTCCAGAGCCTTCTCCAACGCCTATTTTTACCCCAGAACCTACGCCTACTCCAGTAGCACCAGATTTAGTGCCAGATTTAGTACCAGAACCTGTACAAGAATCTGTACAAGTTTTAACTTATGAGGATTTCCTAGCGTCTGGCCTTGACTACGAAGACCTGCCACCAGATACACCGGTCACTTTAGAAAACGGTGTAATTCTTACCGCTGAAGTTGCTGATGCTATCGAGATTTTTGATACACCGGCAGAGTTACTGTCCACAGTATTCAGCGATCCAGGTAAAGCGCTAAAGGCGTTACAGAATGTCGGTGCAGACATGACCGAAGAAGAACGCGAAACTTCTCAAAATACCGTAGTCGCAGCAGTGATTGTGACTCAAGTAGCGCAAGTAAGGAGGATCAAATGATTAAGTGGATAAAGAAATACCTACGTGAAATCACAGGGGAAACCTATACCTTTGTCGGCTTACTAATAGCGTACGCAACATTAACTGGGTCAGCCCAGCTAATCACTGGCTACATTATTGTCGGTGGACTAGTTGTATGGTTACTGACCATTCCTTTGCGCGACGACGAAGACTAGTGCTGTAAACTGGTAACACCACATCCCGATGCTTAGCGCGGGACTTGAACGCCTCACTTCGGTGGGGCGTTCTGCTTTTAGTATTCTGCCGGTTTCTTAAACTGGGTTGCCTTGGAGTTTTCTGACCAATCGTAAGTCTTTTGGTGCTTTGCCTGTACAAGAATCTGGCGCATGCGTGACTCATTGAATCCACCTGCCTGCGCTATGACTGATGGGCGGTGTTTCTGCTCGTATGCTTCCACTACGGCTGCAGCGCGGATCTTTGAAAGTTCTCGTACTTCTTCTTGCCGTATGCGGATTTCTTCACTCAGCGCAGCTAGGCGCTCTAGGGGATCTTCTATTAGGAGGTACTCTGTAACGTTCATGCCCTTATCTTAGTGGCGACACACCCCACTACGCTAATTGACATGTCAGTGGCAACGTGTATGGTTAGACCCATGGAACCCCGAAAGGGGAAGGAGAATAGTTATGGGTAACTACCGTGTTACTACCGCAGTAAGTCAGTTATTAAGGGTGTCTAGCTTGCATGGCGAGATAGATCCTGACCGCGTTTCGTCCAGTGAATACAGGGCGGAAGGTCATTATTTTGAGTTAGACGAACAGCAAGTTCTGTTTAATTTCATTCGCACGTTGTTCGGAGATTACGTGCTACCAAGGGTCACTGTTGAACAGCTGATCTTTGAGCTGGGAACAATAGACCGGCAAGCAGCGCTCACAGCGCTAAACATGGCCTTTGGGTCAATCAACGAGGAGATGGAGATTCTTACATGAGTCTAAGAAAAAATCAGACAGATCAATTACTCAAGGGCATTAACCCTAGTCGAGTAGGTAAAGACGGTAAGGGTTTTGCGCACCTAGAAGCCTGGGATGTGCGCGCTCATTTAATCCGTATCTTTGGGTTCGCTAACTGGAGCGCTGAGTTAGTTGATCTAGAACCAATCTTTGAAACATCCATTGAGAAAGATGGAAAGACACGTTGGACTGTTGCGTATCGCGCAACTATGCGTCTAACTATTTTTACTGGAGGAATGGAAGATGCAGTTTATACCGAAGCCGCTGTCGGTGATTCGCAGAATAATCCTAGTCGAGCTGACGCTCACGACATGGCAATCAAAACTGCTGAAAGCCAAGCGTTCAAAAGGTGCGCTATCAACCTTGGCGATCAATTTGGTCTATCTCTCTATAACAATGGTGGAACAGGTTCTGTCGTTCGCGCGGTTCTGGATGCTGAAGAAAGTCGAGAAGCAGAACCCATCGTTGAAGTCGTCAAAGCTAAATCACCCAAGCAACAAGAAGAAGTAGGCGGAGTTCCACAGCAACTCAAGCGCGTAAACATTCTTGGTAAGCCGGTAACTGATGGAAGCGAATGAGTATGCGGAACGTTTTTGGCTTGATTTAGCAGATGCTGATGGCAAGTCTGAGCGTTCCCAACAATCCGTATCAGGTCTAATTGGTCCGTCAGATATGGTGTGCCGTGAACGTGCGCGCCATATCACAATCGGTACACCAATGACTGATCGTAATGCCAGCGCAGCAGCAATCATGGGAACTTTTATCCATAAGGGATTGGAGAAGTCTCGCGGGGATCTTCATCCACACCTTTTGCATGAAGTTGCTATTGAGATTGAACTTCCAAATGGTGCAGTGATGGTTGGTCATGCTGATGAAATCGATCCTCTCGAAAACTCTGTAACCGACTTTAAGACCGTCGGTGACTTGAACTATCGTAGGCGCATTGGTGTAGACATTGCACACTTGCGCCAGGTTCACCTTTACGCGCTGGGATTAGTACAGGCAGAGATCCTGCGCCCTAATCCAATCGTGCGTATCTGTTATGTAGATCGTTCTGGCGCTAACAATGTGCCGTTCGTTTACCAACAGCGCTTTGATGAGGAGATTATCGCCAGCTGCAATGACTGGGTTAGCGATGTTATCTATGCAGTAGTCAATAAGGAAGAAGCATCTAAAGACTGGCCACGTGAGATGTGCCGTCGCTTCTGCCCTTACTACTCAACCTGTCGATCCGATGAACTTACCGGTGAAGCAATCATTGGTGAGATGGCAACTGCAGCGCATACCTATTACGAAGCCAATAAGTTAGAAGCAGAGAACAAGAAAATCAAAGAGCAGGCTCGCGTACACCTTGATGGTGTAAACGGGTTCACTGAAGAAGGTGTCGCTGTTCGCTGGATTACTGTTAACAAGGACGAAGGATCTTATGATCGCATTGAGGTCCGGAAGTTGCCAGGTTGGGAGAAATAATGTTTGACGAAAAGATTACTCGTTGCGCTGGTTGCGGTGGTTGGGTTCACGTGAAACATGACTGTGGAACTTGCAAGGTACTTGTTAAGACATGAGACCGCGTTCTAAGAAGATGGCTCGCATTTACATAGCGCGCCGAAAGTTGGTCGCTGAAGTGCTGCAGGATGCTATTTGTATTCGCTGTGAATCAGCAGAAGCAACAGAGGTGCATGAAGTTTTGACTCGCGCAAGAGGTGGGTCAATTTTAGATAAAGATAACTGTGTCCCGTTATGTCATTCGTGTCATAGCTGGGTCACCCTACATCCAAAAGAAGCGCATGCAGAAGGTCTCATGCGCAATTCCTGGGAGGGATGAAATAAATGGCAACAACAATTAGCGGAAATCTGGGCGCTGATCCAGAACTACGTTTCACTAAGTCAGGCGTAGCGTTTGTAAAACTACGTGTCGCTGTGACTGATCGCAAGAAGCAAGCCGATGGCACTTGGACTGACGGAGACACTCTCTGGATGGACGTTAGCGCTTGGAATAACCTTGCTGAAAATGCAGCTGAATCTCTTACTAAGGGTTCACGTGTAGTAGTTACTGGCAACCTAAAGCCTCGTACCTTCGAAAAGAAGGACGGTACTACCGGAACTGCAATTGAACTAGAAGCAACTGACATTGGACCTTCATTGGTTAACCAAGCAGCGCGTCTATCAAAGGCAACTAAGTCCAACAAGATGGAACGTGGCATGGCTACCCTTGGCGCAACCATCGAAGAAGTATTGGGCGATCCTTGGAAGCAACAAGAAGAAGTGGCTCCATTCTAATGATTGAGTTTTTGATCGGGGCGGCGCTAGTGGGAACATTAGCGCTGCTCCTATGGATGGATCGTTAATGTCGAAAGCAAGGGTCAAAGGAACTCGCGGTGAAAACGCTGTCGTAGATGCTTTGATCCGCGCTGGATTCAAGTACGCTGAACGTCGTGCGCTAAACGGTGTTAACGACAAAGGCGACATAACCGGTGTACCTGGCTGGGTATTTGAAGTTAAGTATCACGACTCATACGCTGGCAAGCTTGGTGGTTGGGTTGATGAAACTGAAGTCGAGCGCCTAAACGCTAAGGCTGATTACGGTGTTGTTTGGCATCGTCGTAAAGGCAAGGGTAGCGCTGAAGATTGGTACGTAACTATGTCAGGAACGCAGTTCATTGGCATGCTAAAGGAGATTGAAAATGGCTAAAGGCACTGGTGCATTTACACCA